TTCCTGCCTTAAAGGGTACTTTAAGTTAACTTAACTTGGAGTACCCTTTCTTTTTGTCTTGTAGTATTAAGTATGGTTAACTTAAGTTAACTTAACGCTGGTAATCTTGGTATGGTCTTGTAGTTTAGACGTTTGTAGCGTATGGTGTGGTTTGGTATGGTTTGGTCTTGTATACTTAATAAGACCATACCATACAAAATACCCTCATTGGTGTGTACACTATGCTGTTGGTGTACTCTATAATATAGCACTCCATATTAACATAATATCTATTATGGTATGGTTGCCTCATATAGAGTACACTATTATTTTGTACACGGGGGGGGCGTATACTCCATTGAGCCCGACGATATGCCATACTGTGGTCACCCATCCCAACTCAATTTTGAAATTTCTTCTTGACAAAACGTCCATTCTGTGGTAGCGTAATCTCAAGATGAGCAAACCCAGAGGCCGACCAAAAGGCACCACCGGTATCCATCCCAAAGGGCAGTGCAAGATCTGCCAGCATCCCCAACGTGCCGATATTGAGATGGACTACATCCACTACATCCCCATGAAAGTCATAGAGCAGCGTTACAATATCTTCCAACAGAATCTTGACCCTCACGCCCGCGCTTACAATCTCAGAGAGAAAAGGGATCGTAAGTCTTTTTATAATTACATCATGGACCATTACACCATATCTAAGATCACCGCTGAAAATGCGCTGGAAGCCGCCAAACAGCTGGATAGAATTGAGCGGGTGATTCAAGACAATCCACAACCGACGAACATTGTAGTCAACTACAGCTGGGGGAAAGCGCTTGAACGACCAACCGCTAAAGATACAAATAGACTACCAACCCTTGCCGACGCAGGAGAGATTCCACCTCTCTCCAAAGAAATATAGATTATACAGAGGCGGGTTAGGTTCCGGTAAGACATTAGCAGGGTGCCATGAGGCCCTGCGTTTAAGTTTACAGTACCCCGGTAATTTCGGTGTCATCGCCAGGAAGACCTACCAGGAGTTGGAAGACTCCACGATGCGCACCTTCTTTGAGCACGTCTGCCCCCAAGAAATAATCCGTTTCTTCAACAAGCAATCCAAGCACCTCTGGCTCTTTAACGGGAGTGAGATAGTCTTTCGTTCTTTAGATACTCCCGAGAAGTTCAGGTCGGATGAATTTGGCTGGTGGTACATAGACGAAGCAAGTGAAGCTGACGAGGACGCCTTCAAGTACCTGATGGGTCGTCTTAGGCGGCCGGGAATAGAACGCTTATGCGGTTTCCTGACGACCAACCCCGTCAACGTCACCCACTGGATCTATAAATGGTTTGTCACCAACCGCAACAAAGATGAATTTGAGGAGTTTCACGCCCCCACCTACGAGAACAAACTTCACCTTCCAGAAAATTACATAGAGAGTCTTGAAAAGAATTATCCCCCGAATTGGGCTAAGAAGTACCTCAACGGAGATTGGGGCTTTACCGAGGGAGGTTCGCCGGTGTTCACGAACTTCCGGGAGGACCTTCATGTGCGGGACCTGCGCTATCTTACTGAAATGCCTATTTACGTCGGACTTGATTTCGGATTCCGAAGACCGGCGGCAGTTTTTAGCCAGATTGATGAAAAGGATAGGTGGATCATACTCAAAGAACTCCTGCCAGAAAACATTACTGTTCATGACTTCGCAAAACAGATCATCCAAATACAAAATAAAGATTTTCCGCTGGCCTCAAGGTTTATCTACTACGGCGACCCGGCAGGAAACCAGACCTCGGACAAAAGTGAAAAGACCTCGGTTGAGATATTGAGAGAGCACGAGATAAACGTGTACTCAAGGAAATCTTCCCCTACGGCAAGAATAGAAATAATACAAAAACGGCTGCAGACCTGGCATGAAGACTCGCCCTCCCTTCTGATCAATAAGTCAGGCTGCAGTTTTTTAATAGATGCTTTGGCCGGAGGGTATCACTTTATGGACAGGAACAACAAGCAGGTTGAGGAGCCGGAGAAGGACGGCCTTTATGACCACGTGATAGACGCCCTTGGTTATATCTCGGTGAATATGTTTGCGGTCAAGAACGCGGCGCTCCTTAAAAACGACGCCAGTCCTTCCCGGATAGGGAATTGGCTCAACCGGAGGAATCAATGACTTTATTGAGAGCCAACGCGCCGGAACTGCTCAAGCCGAGGAAGACGAAATCCTGGAAAGGCAAGAAAAGCGTATTTAGAAAATTCGGAATAAAAACCAAGAGGGGTAAATAATGGCTATCGGTGATATTTTACAAAAGGGGATTAATGGATTGAAGGATTTTCTTTCTCCCGATGAGGAGGCTTCCGTACTGAAACCCATTAAGCTGAATGAGGATAAGCAGCAGGAAGTCGTGAACCTGGTCGTCAAGAATTACGAAAATACTACAAGCTCTAAATGGTGGCAGAATCTTCTTAACGATTGGAAAGAATGGCATAAGATCGCCCTTTCCAAGATGGACCCGACCACTTTCCCCTGGCAGGATGCTTCCAACGTGGACTTGGGTATAGTTGAGATGACCTGCGATAACATCAAGGCCCGCTATAAGACTTCCACCGTCGGAGCAAAGCCGATGTTCAACGCCATACCTATTTCTGCCGAGGGTGAAGCCGCGAAGGAACAGGTCACCGACTCAATGAATTATATCCTTGACGCTGATATTGACGCGGACAAGAGAGTGGATACGATTTCATCCAATACTATTGAGTACGGTACCTGTGTGGTGAAGAATTTCTGGAAGACTGACCTCATACAGATAAAAGAGTACAAGGAAATGGGCGGTGTGCGCTTCCCGATGGACAAGGACCTTACCGAAGAAAAGGGATGCTGGGATATTATTGAACTCCCGGACGCCATTGTTCCCGAAGGTTCTTCCAGCGACATCTGTAAACTCCCGTGGTTTTACCAGAGGGTTTGGTATTCCTTGAACGACCTGGAAAAGAAAGTGCGCCTCGGACAATACAGCGAGGAAGCGGTAGAGAAGATCAAGGCCGGACTCACCGAGCAAAAGACTTCAGGGTTAAAGACTCCGGAGGAAAAGCTCAAGGCCATAGAGAAGATGCCGGAGGAGAGGGTTGAGATACTTGAATGCTATATGCGCTTCCGGATAGATGAGGATTTTGAGCAGGAATGCATCTTTTGGGTCTGCCCCACTACGCGGACATACATTAACGGCTATTACCTGCGTGATATCTACCACAAGGGTACTCGTCCGCTCAAGGTTTTCCGCTACAAGGATACAGGCTCTTTCCACGGCAGAGGGGTTCCCGAGGTGCTTAAGCCGTACAGGGAGTCGCTTAATACCGTATTTAATCACGGTGTAAACTGCATGATGCTTCAGATATTACCCTGGGGTTTTTATCGTATCGGCAGTTCATTCCGGCCCGAAGAAGTCCGGCTCGCCCCAGGGGTCTTTATACCGGTGGATGACATTAACGATGTCAGTGTCACCACTTTTCCCCCGACTGCGCAGGCAGTATCAGGGTTGATAGAGTTGCTGGTGCAATTCATAGAGAAACAGACAGGTATATCCGCGCCGCAGATGGGCAATCCTTTCCCCACCCGCAAGACAGCCACGGAAGTCAAAACAGTGATGTCGGAAGGCAATATCAAGCACGAGGACAGGATAGTCACCTTCCAGGATGTCTTCAGCGAATTGCTCAAGGATACCTTCAACCTCTACCGGCAGAACGCTCCGGAAGGTCGGGAAGGTAGGATAATTGAGGGGGACCAGGCAAGGTATGTCAAGTTGTTCAGTGCCTTTGATAATATACCCGATTATGACTTTATTATCATGGGTACTATGACTACGGGCAATAAGGCTATTGAGAGGGAAGACTCTATGGGGTTGTACACCATATCGCAGCAGTCTCCCATCTTCCAGAATTATCCCGTAGGGCAGTTAGAGATGCTGAAGGAGTTATTCACTACCTTCGGTAAGCGTAACCTCCAGAGGTTCCTGCCTCCGGATGATCTGGTAAAGGCAATGACCGAGATGCACATACAGGCTATACTCGGTAAGGCTGCGATGGCGGCGCAGGGAGGCCAGCTGGCACAACCAGGACAGGCACCACAACCGCAGGGAGGGCCAGGTGGAGAATAAAGAAGTCTATACGCACTTAACGGATATTATGCGTGACCCGGTATTTGACCTTATCCGCAACAAGATAACGATACTTAAAGACCACGCATATTCCGGTCTGATCAGCGGTACCAAGGAACAGTTTGATTCTAATAAAGCCACTTACAAAGCTTATACTGAAGTGCTGCGGATATTGGATTCACCGAAGAATGTAGTGGCTTCGGCAGTACAGATATTGGGGAGTAATAGTGAACAAACGTAATCGTTGGGAGTCGTTTCCCACAGGAGGAATTAAATGGATGATGCGAAAGTGACCACAGATACCGGGGCGGGAGTGACAGCGGACACAGGTGCCGCTACAACTACTCCTCCACCCGCGGCAGTACCACCTGTTGACAACAAGGTGGCAGAGTTAGAACGGAAGTTGCAGGAGAGAGAATCAGAGTTGCAGATGATACGCGAACAGCAGTTGACAAGGATGGGGCAGGGATTTCAGGCGCCTCCACAGGCAGCGCCTCAGCCGGCACCGGATGACAACGAGATTGACGCCCTTTTCCAGTCAGGAGATCCGGCGAGCATCCGTAAGGCTACAGAGTTGCTGATGGCAAGAAAACAAAAAGAGATTGTTCAGCTTACGCAAAAGGTCTCAGCGGACACGTACCAAAGGGAGAATATCAAGAAGCAGGTGATTGATAAATACCCGGATTTAAAAAACGGGAACTCGGAGTTTTTCAAGAGGGTGGCTTATTTTATGGAAACCCATCCTTTTAAGTGGCAGGACCCGGAAGGCCTTTTGGATGCGTGTGTGCGCGTGGCAGATGATATGAAACTTCCTTCTCGGGAAGCGCAAACTGCTAACGAGATCATACGCAAGAACGTGGCAAGCGGAGCGGCCGCGATTGAGGGGAATACTAATCCTCCTCCCGCGGATGTACCGGCTCTTGACGCTAAGGGTCTTGAGATGGCGCGTAAGCTTGGGATAGATCCGAAGAAGTATTCGGAAAGGTTAAACAATTATGTACAGGGTAAAGCTGAATATGAAATCAAAGAAGGAAAAACAGGGAAGGCGAGCATATAGCCTATAACAAGCCAGGAGGCTTCAATGGGAAGAACTAACAAAGAGAAACAAGAAACAAGGACAGCGACAATGGTGGATGATGTGAGAGAACTCTCCGCGCCATCGCTATTGAGAATACCAAAGAAGAACCCTATGTGGAATTACCGTTGGGTGAGAAATCAGCCTGACCAGATATCGCTTATGGAAGCCAAGGGCTACCAGGTTGCGAACGGGGAGATCGTCCGTGATACAGGCATTAAGCCGAAAGAGGACGGTACCGCGAAGGTCGGAGACTTGATCCTGATGGTTGAACCTTGGAAACATCACAAGGAACACAAGGACAAGGAAGAGGCGCTCAGGGATCGGCAGACCGAGATGATGCAAAGAGGCACTAAAGGGCATACCCGTTCCGGCGCATACGGTTTTGAGGAAACAATCAAACAAGGTTAAGGAGGATTAGCAATGCCAACTATTACCGCAACAAGAGGAAGGCCTACGATACCCGGAGAAATCCGCTGGTTCCCGATGGCTGCGACACAGACCTTTCTTAAAGGTCAGTTTCTGTATCTGGATATTGCCGGCAGATTGAATGCTTGCGCTACCGATACAGCTGGTATCGCCGGTATGGCAGAGGCGTCTTACGCAGATGCTTTGGCTGAAGCCGGATATGATTCAAGTCACGCAACAGTGGGGATCGCCTGTCCGATTACTCTCGCCAAGAGAGGACAGCAGTTTACTGTGAACACCACTTATACAGATGCAGGCGCTAATACCACATCAATAGATGATGTCGGGAAAAAGGCCGGTTTGTATGTGGCAAGTAACATCTGCTACGCTGATATGGATCATGCTAATGCACGTTTCATAGTGGATTGTATTGCTGAAGATAACGCAATGGGCGATACACGTGGCAGAGTGGTAGTGGAAGTATTGGACGCATACGCACAATTAGACAGCGGAACATCTTAATAAGGAGGATGTATGGGAGCAGCTTTAGTAAATAGAGGTGTGCCTACGCTTCCTGGAGAGATCCGTTGGTTTCCGATGGCGGCAAGCCAAACTTTCCTGAAAGGGCAGTTTGTATTACTTAACTCTGCCGGAAGGTTAGTTGAATGCGGAGCGGATCCTGCGGGTATCGCAGGTATGGCAGAGGCAGGTGCAGTTGAAGCTTTGGCACTTGCTAATAAGAGTTCTACTGCGACTACAACCGGAGTCTCTTGCCCGATTACTTTGGCAAAGAGAGGTCAGCAATTTACGCTTAACACTAATGCTGGCGTTACCGCAATCACGCACATTGGAAAGAAGTACGGTTTAACCCAATCAAGCGGTATAGACATATGCGACAATAGTGAAGAAACGAATGTAGTTTTCGTTGTGGATGCTATTGCTCCGGAGCAAGCGCTCGGGACTCTATACGGCAGGGTTATCGTAGAAGTTATTGACAGCGTAGCGCAGTTGGATAGTGGTACTTCGTAACAAAACTGAGGTGGGGTCCTCATTAAAAACCCCGTAAATTTTAGAATGTATTCGGAAGTCATTCTACCGGCGCAGTAAAAGGGAAAGTAAAATTAACGTAACATTACAAAGGAGTTCAAATGGCAGGCACACTACTTAGAGCTAATGCCGATGATCTGCTACACGTCGGGTTAGACGAAGTACTCTTTATGAAGTATAAAGAGAAAAAGCCGGTGTATGCCGAGATATTTGACGTTCGTGGATCCGACAGGAAAAGCGAAGAAGTATCCGGTTTCTCTGGCTTCAGTTCACTGGTTAACAAACCTGAAGGAACAGCGATTACTTACGATGATCCTTACCAGGGCTATAAGACCACGTTGACCCACTTGACGCAAGGTTTGGCCTTCAGGGTAACAAAAGAAATGCAGGACGATGACCTGTACAATGTCATCAAGCGTATGCCCGCGGCACTCGCGGATACGGTGGTAAGGTTCAAGGATGTTTCCGGCGCGGCCGTGTTTAACGGCGGTTTCGCAGGCACCGGCACAACGTACATGACCGGTATGGATGGCCAACCATTATTCTCAGCGAGCCACCCTCTCACTGGAGGCGGTACGTACCCGAACATCATTACTGCTGCCGACCTTTCAGTTTCTTCGTTAGACGAAGCGCTCTACACGATGAGATTGACCGTTGGTGACAGGAACGAGCTTTTAGACCTGGACCCGAAGATTCTGTTAGTCGCTCCTCAAAACGAGAGGAACGCTTATGAATTGGTTCATTCCTCGGGCAGACCGGATACGGCGAACAGGGCTGATAACTGGGTAGCAACACAGGGTTTGAAAGTCGTAGTTTGGAACAGGTTAACGGATTCCGATGCTTGGTTCTTGCTGACCTCAAAGGATCAGCATAATCTCGTGTGGTTCAACCGTCAGGACCTGGAAACAGATTCAGACAGGGATTTCAACACCAAGGACCTTCTGTATTCAGTCACGACCAGATTCTCGGTCGGTTGGGTTGATTTCAGAGGTGTGTTTGCTTCAGCAGGTGCATAAGACCCCCTAAACAAGGGTGTAATAAGAAGGCCCCTAAACAAGGAGGAACACATGGGACTTAGTCATTTTGGACAGGATCAAAGTACCGCTGCTCATGATAACGATGGAAAAATCGGTATGGTGCAAGGCGGTGTAGCGTGCTGTGGTGGCGGTGGATTACAGAAACCCGGCCTTATCAGGCTGGATGCTGTGAACACTGCTACCGGAGTAATCACTCCGTATTACCTGTGGGTATCTAATGCCGGAGCCTTACGCATACAAAGCGCAATCCCGACTGATGCCGACAACGGCGGAGCGCTTGTGTAATGAAGGTCCTATTCGTGACTGAACCGTTTTCGGTTGAGCCATTAGGAATAGCGTATCTCGCAGCAAGCCTCAAGAAACACGGACACGAACCGGAGTTACTGAGGATCAACGATAACGGGTTTCTCCACGAGTTTTCGGAATTAAACCCTGACGTTGTTGCGTTCTCAGTAACTACCGGAAAGCAACGTAAGTTTCTTGAATTAGCTAGGCGGATGAAGAAACTTAACCCTGACGTAAAGATTATATTCGGGGGCTCGCATCCTACGTATTTTCCAGAGATAATATCAAACGAGTGCATAGATGCGGTAATACGAGGAGAAGCTGACAAGGCACTCCCAGAATTGATTGATGAGCTTCAGGTCAAGAAGCAGTGCCGAAGGCTGACGGAGTTCAGGACGCTTGAGCAGAATATAGATCGTATCCCATTTCCCGATAGGGAGTTCCTGTATAAATATCCGGAGAACAGGAACAATCCTATTAAAAATGTCATCACCTCTCGCGGTTGCCGCTTCTCTTGCCCCTATTGTTTTAATTCTATCTACAAAGACTTTTATAAAGGCCAGGAATGGGTTAGGTTCCGCTCTGCGGATAACGTCATTAAAGAATGCGTGGAGTTAAAGAAATATCCGCTTAAACTTATATTTTTTCAGGACGATGAGTTCCTTTCTAATCCCGACCTTTATGAGTTTTTAAGGAAGTATAAAGTACAAGTCGGTGTTCCGTTCCATTGCCAAATACGGATAGAATTATTGACGGATGAGAAAGCGCAAAGATTAAAAGAGGCAGGGTGCACAGGCGTAACATTTGCAGTGGAGTGTGGTGATCCGGAGATACGGAAGAATTTATTACAAAGGAATATGACCGATGAGCAAATCTTCAAGGGTGTGGAATTATTGCATAAATACGGATTCAAAATCAGGACTGAGAATATGCTTGGCCTCCCCGGAGAAAGCCTGTCGCAAATGCTCAAGACGCTTAAAATCAATGCGAAGATCCGGCCGACTATCGGTTGGTGCTCTATATTCCAACCCTATCCTCGTCTTCCCCTTGGAGAATATGCTTATCAAAAAGGGTATTGGAGCGGTAAGGGAGAGTATTCTGAAACCTTCTTTGAAACGACAATGCTCAACACGCCCCTTAAAAAAGAAGTTATTAACCTCCAGAGGTTATTCGGAGTCGCAGTCCATAGTTGGTGTGTTAAAGTGTGCATTAAAGCACTCATCAAAATCCCAAACAACAAAACCTATGATAGGATAGCGAAATGGTGGAAGCAGAGACAGTACAACAAATTGTATCAGTAAACGAAATCGTAGAGGAACTCCGCAGGGATACCCGGCTTTATCTGCCGGCCTTGACGAAGACTTTGGGTTTCTCCTCCGCGCGTACGGAATATTTGCTTAATAGGCTTGTGGCGAGGATGCCTAAAGGACAATGCTATGTGGAGATAGGTGTATTGGCCGGAAGGACCCTGAAAGCAGCATCAAAAGGAAATGAAGACAAATTTATTTATGCGATTGATCCGTGTATTAAATATGAAGTTATCCCTGAAGTCTCGGATTACGTTTGTTTTATCCAGAAACCTTGGGAAGAACTTGATAATCAAGATATCGGAGAACCAGTAGGAGTGGTATTCTATGATGCTGATCATAGTGAATATTCTACAAGAGATTTTATGGTCAATTTTTCTCGTTTTCTCGCTGATGGCGCTATACTTGTACTTGATGATTGGGATAGGAATAGCGTGCGTGCGGGAGCTTTTGCGGCAAAAGAGAAAGATCCGAGATGGCAGTTATTAAGGGAGATGCCCGAGTATACCGACGGACTTACTACAGCGCCTCATCACTTCGGTTATTATTTCGGTTGTAGCGTGTGGAGGTATGGTGGGGCATAACTCTTTTAGGAGCGCGGGGTGGATGGAGACTAACAGGAGGCTTGGGGTATTGGAGTTAAAGCGTGAAGGGGTTGTAGTTGAACCTCAAGAGAAACCTTTAGTTCCTGAACCTTGGAGCCTATGTTCAGCGCATCTTGACGGGCCAAGGGGTATCCGTTATAACCTCCCCAGGCGCAGGCCTGCGGACGATCTGCCGGAGGAGTTAAAGCAATATAACTTCGGTGTAGCGATAATGACACACAGGGGAAACTCTAACGGCCGGCTTTCGGTATGCCTTGCTTCTTTGCCGGAGAATTATCCGGTAGTGGTGTCTTCAGATTCCGTAGAGAAAGAGGACGTAGAAAAGGATGCCGAGATATGCCGGTATCACGGAGCCGAGTTTAACTGGTCAACTCCTTGGGCTGGTAGGGCAGGAAACGCCATAAACACAATGGATTGCGCAAGGGGAAAGGGTTGGGATTTAGTACTTTATTTGAACGACGATGTTTGGTTGGCTCCGGAGACCTGCAGAGATATCCTTTTTTGGTACAATGAGTACTTAAAAGAGGGTATGGTGGAAGTAGGTGCTATGATGGTTCCGGGTTGGGAATGTTATGGTCATTATGATAAGTTGGGGTTTAAATCTTGGCAGGAAACTTTTGATAATCCCCAACGATTAGACTTTGCGCCGGCTAATCCTCACTTCGCTAAAGGCCCGGGAATGGGGCATCCGTTCGGTTGCGCTATGGTTATAGTGATGAAATGTTACGATGAGGTAGGCGGTTTCGTAAAGGAATTTTGGGCTGAGGACGACGCCTTCAATCATCAATTTTTAGTTTCCGGCCGTTGGTTCGGACCCTATCATCCCGGAAAAGGTTACTATCATTTTGGGGCGCAAAGTGGACACACAGGGGAAACGGTTGAGTGGGTAGGCAGTATGGAGGATGCTTTGGGAGTTACGGCAGAAGAAAGCGGTAAGATGCAGGAAGTTTATCAGAATAGATGGTGGGAAAAGTATAGGGATGTGTTTACAAGATTAGGTTCAAAGCATGTAGCTTTGAGGAATAAAACGTAGCGTCTAACCTCTAAAGGAGGGTAAGATGAAGAAATTTAAAGTGGCAGTGCCAAGTGGAATCGGAGATTTCTCTTGGATGTGGGTGAAGTTGTCTACTATCAAGGACGCAGAATTTGAGTTCTTCGTTCCTGATGCGTGGCCCTATCGGACAAAACAGTATATAGATTTACTTCCGGGAGCCAAAGGTAGTTTAGGACAGCACAATTATAATGATATTAAGGTTTGGGAAATGAGACACAGGGCCCCAAATTGGGAGAAACTCGTAAAGACTTATGATGAAGGTGACTTTATCTATCTTCAGGCTAACGAGCATTTGGGTCGCGGACTTCCTCTGGTGGATTGGATGCCTGACCTTGAGGCGAATTTTCATTACTTTCTCCCGGAGACCGTTTCAAGGTTTAAGTTGCCTAGGCATTGTATCGGGGTTCACTTTGCCGCTATCAAGGGGATCAGGAATTGGAAGGCTTGGATGCCGGAGACTTGGGCAGAATTTATGACTTTAGTTTCCAAGAGTTTTCCGGATGTGACTTTTGTTATGCTCGGGGGGATTTGGGATTTGGACTCCGCGCAGGAAGTTAAGGGTTTGCTGCCGGAGTATGTTAAATACATAGATTTAGTCGGTAAGACGACCATATCCGAGGTGATTAAAATTCTGCGGGATATAGAGTACTACATAGGTTATTCTTCCGGATTGAATTGTATGAGGAATGTGTTGAATAAGCCGCAGACTACCCTATGGCCCGCGCACCAGATAGAACTGATGTACTCTTGGGTTGACCCGGAAAATATTCACTCCAGGGATTATATGGGATTTACCTACGATGCTCCGGACAGGATATTCACGAGAGTAAAGAATAAGTTGAAGGAGGTTATGAATGCCAAACCCACAAGGGAATGCGTTAAACAGCCTGAAAGAGAATGTGGGGCTTTACAAAGATGACCGGACGGGCTTCACGGTTGGCGTAGAGAAATTGGTTGAGGACCCTTCTTCACCCGGTGTATTCACGCTTCCGGAGAATGCGGATAAGTTGTCTTTTGAAGATATGCGGGCAGAGAGCACAGGAAAGAAGTATGGGCACTATTTTAAGACTATTGACCCGCTTCTTCTAACGATGAGTATTTATGATAGCATAACGGATTTGACAAAATTGGATTACGAACTTAACTAAGGAGGAAAGATGCCGAATATTTTGAACACGAACCCGGTTTTCATTGATACCGCAGGGGCTGGTTCGGTAATAACGGGAAAGCGCAAGATTGAACGGATAATTTGGGATAATGGCGGCTCAACAGATATTACTAAAGATGATACGGTTGTGGTACAGGATAATGACGGAAACTTGATTTGGTTCTGTACCGCTCCAACTGATGATTGCCATATTAACGATTGTATTGGCGGGATATGGTACGATGGTATCAATGTTACTACTTTAGCAGCTGGAGAATTGTTAATTTACTTAACACAGGATTAAATGAGCGATTGGATACAGTGGTGTAAGTGTAAGGGCAGGATATTGACAACCGCGCAGATGCGTGAGGGAAAACCCTGCGCTGAATGCCAGGAGGAAGAGAATGGGCAGGACCAGGGACAAGGGAGCGAAGGGGTACAAAGTCCAAAAAGTTCTACACGAGTTTAAGGAAGGAACATTACATTCAGGGAGTAAACATGGGCCAAAGGTTACCAAGCGGAGCCAGGCAGTTGCAATAGCATTGGATTCTGCAAGAAGGGCAGGAGAAAAAGTATGATAACTCTGGAATATGCTGCCGGTTTCTTTGATGGAGACGAAAGAAAAAGAACTTGATTTCAAAAACAGGATGCACGAACTTAACAGAAAAGGTGTGCTGTGGGGATACGGATAAGATCAATAAAGACTCTGCCATCGCTCTCAGCGAAGCAAGAAAAGTCGGGGAAAAAGTTTAACTTTGAAAAGGTTTTTACTCATAATTATAGGGGTAGTACTACTGCAAGGAAGCATGGGTAATACTGACGCTTTGATGAATTATCTTAATCGGCCGGGAGCGGATATTCAAAAGATATCTTTCTCAGACCAAGAACTTGCGGTGATGAATAGGGTAGCTGATATGTATGGACTTAATGAAGACCAAACTAATCTGCTCTACGCTATACGAAAGGCTGAAAACGGAAGGCCGGGTAGGGAGTTTGGAGTGTTAAGTCCGGAAGCGATGAGATTTGAGAATAATCCGCAGCAATCTTTTTATACACAAGCGCAATGGGCCGCGGGAACGATAAAGAAGCATTATGCTGGAACGAAGGACCTTGATGCTTTTTCTAAGAGATGGGCTCCCTTGAAGGCTGCAAATGACCCAACAGGGTTAAATAAAAATTGGTTATCAAATGTTAAATTTCACTTATCTATGCTTGGAGGATTATAATGACTTCTGACTTACTTATTACTCAGGTGCAGAACAATATTAACAGGTCGGATATCACGAGAGTACAAATCCTTCAGTGGCTCAATAACCGAAAGGACCAGATATGTGATTACGACGACTTCTCCTTTATGGAGAACACCGATCTTGCTTCAACAATAGCGTCGCAGAGGGATTATACTCTGCCTCTTGATTATAAATCTGAATTACATATCTACCTGAAAGATGGTGATATTAAAGTATTCCTGGACAAATGGGTAGGCACGGAAGCGGAGAACGCCTTTTCTAATCAAACGGTTGAAGCGAAACCGTACGCTTATTGGATATGGCAGGACGCTTACTTCTTCTATCCTATACCAGATAAGGCATATACGATGGAGTTGAAATACTATAGATACTTGCCCGATTTTACTGACGTTGCCCTTGAGGAAAACGAAATCGGTAAAAGATGGGTTGATTTAATAGTTGACGGCGCCACTTCCGATGCGTACCATTTTCTTATGCAGTCTGATAAGACTGTGGAATGGGAAATGAAATGGAAGAATGAATTCCAAAAGTTAATACGGCGTCAAGGAAAAAGGAAATGGACCAATTATAACCCGAGAGTGAAGTTAAGAACCAAATAACAGGAGGAAGAAATGGCAAAGCGTAAAGGTGGTTGCAGGAAAGACGGCCTGAAGATGCGCGGCATGTTCAGGGGTAACATCGTAAATCCAGACGGCAGTATAGCTGGTGATACGGGTTGGGTAAAGAATAAAGCTACCAACTTCGGATTAACGAACTTGGCTTTGTTAATCGCAGGCGG